TTGCAATTCCAGACCATATTTTAAAAGGTCCGTCACTTGTACCTGCAACCATGTCAGAATTATCTACAGTTAGCCAATATATCGCATTAACCTGACTATCAGTAATAAGTCGATTAACTGCATGAGTATCTGCAACAGCTCCATCTCTTGCAGTCGGCTTGTGGCTTTCAAAGTCACTTGATCTTGAACACCAAAAAGCATTAGGTTCTGCAGTAGTGTTACAAAAGACTAATCTATTATTAAAGAAGGTAGGTTGTCCTGCTGGCCAATTATTAACGTACCAAGATCCTAATCTCCAGTTAGAAGAGGCGGCGGTACTCTCGAAAGCAGAGTCATCATCATCTATGACGGTTGCAGTAACTACAGTTGTGCTTGAGTAGTTTGTTATTTTAGCAGCGCCCCATTTAAGAGCTTGTTGTATTCTTACATTTCTACCAACATCTGTAGAAGCAAAGATTCCTGAAGAGGCGGTAAGAGTGACGCTTCCAGTTAGTGCTGATGGAGTTACCGTTGTGGCTGTTGCATTTTCATCAAAATATGGACCATCTCCATAATCATATTCTGTAAGAGTCCAGGAAGTGTGCCCTGTTCGACTTAGTTTTTTAGGAGAATGAGACCCATGGCATATATAAAGAACGTCAGCTGATTGAGTGAATCTTAGATCGAATATTTGAGCTGTTGTATAAGTAGTAGATAATTCATAAGCAGAAACACCACTAAGTACCTGACCTTCTTCTTTATAAAATCTAATATAGTTATTTCCAAATTCTAAAACGTACGCTTGGATAGTAGAGAAAACAAAAGGAACTAAACGTGTTTTTGCAGATTCTGTTTTTACTGCTTTAATAAAACGAGTCCCAGGTCTCTTATCAACAGGACCATGAGGAAAACAGTAAAAGTTCTCTAGTTTACTTACAGCATCTTTATATTTAGCGAGACCTACACGACCTTCGAGTAGAGGACTAAACTCCCCTGAAGTAAAATTAGTCTGAAAGGTGTCAGCCCTAATCCCGGAATCTGCTGGTTTTTTTGTCGCCATTAAAGGTCCCCTGAACCGATACTTGATCCTCTAGTTCTTGAATCTAGCCATAAGTTAGCCTCAATATCATCAGGGTAATTAGCTTGAGCGTCTACTGATTTTGCATCCTTTAAGTGTAACCTGTAGAGTCCCATTAATTCCTCAGCTAAAGTGCTACTTTGAGTTAACCTTTCTGCTATTGTAGCAGCTATACGAACAGCTAATGCTTGAACAAACATAGAGTCATACTCGGTAACTATTTCATTTTTATAGATATATTTTATATTTATTGGATTAGAATCTGTTAAAATGAATCTACCTTCAATTTTGTATTTAGGATTATTTTCTATTTCTACTAATCTTATTAGATCAGTTGGCATATCAAATCTATGAGTAAATCCGTATACTGGTGCAGTTATATCTAAAGAAGGAGTTCCTTGTTTTACGGCGAAGTTCCAAATATGATCTCGTAATACAGCGTCTCTAATAGTTTCATAGACTGTATTTATTGTGTTTGCAGCGGCAGTACCATCGGAGAAACTAGTAATAGTGTTATCTCCAACATGCATAAGTGCTAAATTTGCTATTTCTACTTTTGAGTTTGCCATAGTAAAGTTCCCCCGGCCGAAGCCGGGAGTCCAGTTTTAGGTTATTAATCTACAACGTACATTATATACGCGTGAATTGTACCTGTAGCTGCGCCACCCGCCGATGTCAAAGAGACGACAGTTTCTGCGGTGTAAGTGTATCCAGCAAAGGTGTCAATAACACCAATGAGAGGAACCTTAATACCAGCAGAAGTTGAAGCGGAAGCAGCCGCGAAACGATCGATATCGCCAGGATCACCAAAGGCCAAAGTAGTACCTGAGCCCATAGCGTCATGCCATACCTTAAAATCGATCACGCGAGCATCTTGAGGCATTTTAAACAACTGTATAGTTGATGGATTTGCCAATGCAGATGCTTCATATGTATCGTACATTACTCGAACACGCCCGTGCATATCCCTAGGGAGGACAAGCTCAACAGGCACATTTGTTACTTTGGTGTAACTTACACCTTTAACAGTAGCCATGATTTATCTCCTTAGGTTATTCGTCACAAATGATCTCGATCATTTTCTCTTCTTCCATTCGGACAGCGCCAAAAGAAGCAGCAGAGTAAACTTGAGTCGAGTTTCGTTTGTCACGTCGTGGACCGATTTCAGCCTGAATTTCTGCACCCATAGCAAGCAACATGCCTGAATGGACCCAGCAGGGCAGACGTCGATGAGCGGTACTCGGCGTAGTTAATAATCGCTCGCACTCGATGAATTTGAATCCCATATAAAATGGAACTTCACCGTGAACGAGTGCTTTGATTTCACTAGTATCAATATCGTTAATCAAAGAGTTTGCTAACAAATCAGTCATTTGAACTGCTGAAATGGCGATGTATCGAGCTTCGGATTTGTCGTTCTGAGCTGAAATAAGCTTTTGACGAGCGTTTCTCAGTTTAGGAACGGTTAAGCCGGAGTCGACAGCTCCACCTGATTCAACATAATCAACTGCAATTTGTTGTCCTGCAGGAAAAGCAGTACTCGTTGATCCAGTTTTTCCAGTGTATGCAGTACCGAACATATTTTCGATAATAACATCATCTAGAGAACGACCAAGAGCGAATGCCGCATTCTGTGCATAGGGAGACGTCGGGTCAATGAGCAACCTAATACGATCTTTACGATCAATTAAGTCAGCCCAATCGAAATCTCTTAAATGGCAGCGTCTACGATCATGTGGAGTTTCAATTAACGGCGTATCTGCGTGTCGAGTAAGTACTTCAACCGCTGCCGTGGCTCCAATACGATCATAGAACTGGAATTCAGCATTCTGAGTCTCATTCCGTACGTATGGACGCATGATAGAACCCTTCTGTTGAAGAAGGAATTCCACATTCGCCTTGTACTGTTGTACAAACGCGGTAGTGATCTGATTAGACATAATACAATCCTCAGAAATAGTTAATAAAAAGTTATTGCCAAATCGCTTGAGCTACCCGACAGCGGACCCTTGCTTCCCCTTTTACATCCGAGGCGTAAGATGACGGACTATTACTTATAGCTACCCGATTTACTTTTCTTTTTCGATTTAGGTTTAGATTTAGGTTTAGATTTAGATTTAGGTTTTTCCTTTTTAGGTTTTTCTTTAGGCTTTTCGTAAAAGTGTTCTTTAAGAGAATCAGCCAATTTTTTTCTAGAACCCTCCATAAATACTCTAGGAGTTTCACCCTTAGGTTTTTTTATCTTGTTAGGATTTTCTTTTATTTTAGGTGGCATTATTTTTTATCCTTTTTATTTTTAGCTTTTTTACCTAGTTTTTTCTTAAGTTTTTCAAGTTTACGTCCAGCGAGAAGTCCTCTGGTTTCATGTTGACTAGCATATGCTTTTCCTCGTTGTGTTCCGCTCTTTAGCGCTTTTATTGATTTTTCACGATCTTTTAAATAAGAGGCATGTGCTTTTTTCTCTGATTTTTGATATTGTTTAGCAAGCTTTTTATTAGGAGTCGTTTTAACTTTTTTAGCAGTAGAATCTAACGCTTTTTTAGATTTAGCTTTTTCTGGATCCATCCAATCTTTTACAGATTTATTTTTCTTTTTAGTCTCTCCAGTATTTTTTTTAAGATTTTTACCATACGGCATTGTTATTCCTCCGTGGGTGGATAAGCGAAATCGTGAAGTTCAGTCATTCTCTTTATAGCATCTTCATGAGAAGGACCTGACGTCTGATAAGCCTCCATGAATTGTGCATTGCCATGTAACTGAGCGATCTCATTTTTAGCTTGCTCAGGGGTAAGAACAGATGTACCTTGTCGTCCTGCTCTACCTTGAGAACCTTTTTCAAGTAGTTGTGCTCCAATTTTTGCAGCAAATTTTATCATCTCTGGATGGTTACCTAAGCGACTTTCGTTAAGGTAATCTCGTAAATCGTCACTACCAAACTCTTCAACTGCTGCTTTAGCAGATTCTAATTGATCATTATAGGCAAGTCCAAATTCTTTTCTAACATCAGTATCCCATTGTTTCTCAGTGTCAGCCGTAGTAGACGCTTGCTTTTCAACAAACTGCCCTGAAAAATCATTATACGACTTATACATATCAGAAGCCTGTTTTTGACTTAATCCAGCTTCATGCATAGATTTTCTAAAGAATGTCTCCATAGAAGTTACTTCTTCAGATTGCTTAGTTCCTTCAGGAACACCAAAATCGTATCCTTTACCTTCTTCACCAGTTGGGCGTCCAACAGAATCATAAAACTTAGACCACTCAGCTGATCCTGCTTCTGATACTGGCATGGGTAACCGTTGCTGTCCTATCATCTCTTGAGCAGATATATAAGATTTAGCCATACCATTAACATCAGAGATATCTCGTAAAGCGGTATGATCTTTATATTCTGGTGATAGATGTTCTTTAAAATTAAAAGCACCTTCTGTTAATGATGTTGCAGGCTCTACAGATTCTACTGTTTCTGTAGAAGCTCCGCCGTCGTCAATTGCCATATGTGTTCTCCTGTTCAATGTCGTCCATTAACCTATGAAAGTAACTCGCATCTTTATTAATGAACTTTATTAATGATAAAACTACGGATCGCCTCCCATCTCTATTTGAGGTTTCACAACAAGTCTGTCCATTATTATATACTGGATCTACTACATATTGCGATTTAATTAAGTGTTTTAAAACTCTTTCTCCAGCGGGACTACTGAAGATAGCTTGACAATCATCGTGGATTGCTGATCTTTTTTCTAGTACATTCTTCATATAAAGATAGGCCTTTTTGCTGGTATACACCCTAAAGAAGTCTGCTTAGGCTGTATTTTTTCAGTCTCGCGTAGTTCTCTAAGGCATTCAGCTTGGTTAGTAAATACACCTAAACTATCGGCTTGCTCAATGGTGTATGGTCCTGAGAATAAAATTAAAACTAAAATCCACATCATTGGTTAGCTGCATCCTGCATTAGACTCTGTGCTTTAGCTACATCAACCCCACCAGATGCGGCTCTTTCCATATCTTGTTTCTGTGACTCTTCCTTTTGAGCTTCCATTCTAGCTTTACGTATTGCCATAACTTTCTCAGGATCTTCAAGTATTACCTCTGGAGCATCTAGTAAATCGTGTGCCCACTCAAAATACTTATCTCCATTAAAGTTATCTGCCATTTCCGGTTTAATATTAATAAGAGGAATAAATGCTTCTAATAATCTAGTAACATTCTGTAGTTGAGTTGACTTCTGAGCTCTTGCTACAGGAGAAGAATACTCTATGTTGATACCTCTTCCTTTTAATGTAGCAGGAATAGGAGGAATAATCTTCTGACGATTTGCTATGTGGTAAGTTCTACGAATCATAGGAGCTAAAAATTCAACTTGCATTCTACCTGTCATCGGTGCAATGTTCCTCATCTTTTCTTCTTGGCGAGTCATAACTTCAGTAGCAGTCATTTCTGGTCCGCCTTCTTGCATCCGCATAACATCTATATGAAAGACTCTCATTATATGTTCATGTCTATGCTTTAGTAAATCAAACCCAATATTAAGATTGCCTGCGACAGGAAGAGGCTCAATACGATCTTGCGAGCCAGATCTATAGAAGTTAATTCCCGCAGGTGTCGTTCTAATGGGGAGGAGAAATCCATCATCAGGAACCATCAACGGCGGATCAGTAACTTTCTGTCCAGATTTAATAATAGTCTTCATCATCTCATTGACCATCTTAATATCGGGTAGAGCAGTGGACCCTGGTCCACGTCCATATATTTCTTCTGCTGTCTTCTGCCATCTAGGTACTACATAAGGAAAGACATCATAGCCAGATTCCTCAAGGATTGCTTTTTCACTTCCTAAGAAGATGAATACAGATATATACTCTTTGTTAGTACTCTTAACTGAATCTGGTAGAAACTCATCGTTAGGTTCAACAACGTGTAAACATTCGTGCTCTTCATAAGGTTTAGCTTTGAACACTTCAACTTGCTCTGCAGAAAAGACATCAGCATACTTCTGCATGATCTGTCTAGCGGTCATTAAGTATTTTCGATAGACTGTATTTACTTTACCATCCATGCCCTCTGCTATATAACAGTTACCTAAGTGGAATGTTTGAAAATTAATCCCAGAAGGAAGATCTTCAATTAGCATTACTGACGTACCAAAAGCTCCTATATCTAAATATAGCTCGTGTGTTTGCGGTGTAAAATTTGTGTTTGGAGAATTAAAAACATGGTCGTAAAGAATATTCTCTACATTCTCTAAATAAGCTCTAGATGTTTTTTGCTGATCTAGTTTAGGATCAGACATCTTTAATTTAAACCATCGTTGCGTGGGTGAGGTTAGAAATCCTGCAAGACCAGCAGCGAGTTGTTCATTGGCCCATGGTCCAGTACCATCGTAGATATGGTCATGGCGAGGTCCCCCTTTAGCCCGTGTTACAGTAAAGTCCCCTCTATTAGGAAGTA